TCAACACCTGAGATCACTGAAGGTGACGCCTGCCAGCTCCTGAGCGATGTGTGAAGGCAGCCCCTTGGTGGCATCGGGGATAAGCTGCTGTGACCGAGCGTGCTTCATTGCGCTGCCTCATGTGCGCTCGTATCTGGGCCTCCAGCCCCGGCCCATACCGTCGCTCATCAGGCAAGATGCGTTGTAGAGCTGATCACGCAGGAAATCAGCGTCTAGAAGCAGCTCGGAAATGGCAGCGCGATAGTCGCCCTTATGGTGGTCTAGGAGGGTGTCGATAAGGTCGATTTCTGGGGTGCCCTCATCAGGCAGAGGAAGGGTCACATCAAGGCTTAGCTGATCGTTCGCCGATGTTGCCATGGTCGTTGCTCCTTGAGGAGTGGATAGGAATGGGTTCCGGTGAACGGACTATGTTCCTATTTTGTTCCAAGCTAATGGAGGAGTCAAGGGCTGTCTCCACGGGAATGTAGACGCTTGTCGCCGATCAGTGATCGCTATCAATCCAAGTCGTATCGCGGAAATTTCTTCAGCGCTTCGGCCATGTCTTCGAGCGTAGGCGTCTCGTACTGGTCCCCAACATCGCCGTCCTCATGACCACAGAACGCAAACCGGAAGCGCTTTTCCAAACCGGCTCTTGCCGCCTTCCGCTTGAAGGTGTGCCGCCAAGCGTGATTGGGGCTGATATCCTTGTCTTTGACACCAACGCCCTCCCGTACCCATTCAGCGAGCTTATTACGGGTAATGACATATGGCGGCTGCGGCGGCTTCGTCGGGTCTGTGCCATCTGCCCTGCGGTCGTTGGGATCGTAGAAGAGGGGGCCTTTGCCTGCTGCCTCTACGAAATCCAGAAAACCCTGAGCGATCAAGTGTTCATGAATAGGCACTTTGCGGAACGAGGCTCCTTTCACCGTGCCGTCCTCTGGGGTGATAGCGATGAGCCAGACACCATCCTGTTGATAGACGCTGCTGCCTTGAAGCTGGGTCATCTCGCCAGCGCGTGAGCCGGTATATGCGCATAGCCACGGCACCCAACGCCGGGAAGCCGCCTTCTGTGCCTTCATACGGGCAACAGGAGGTGCCAGCGTTGCCTTCAGGATTGCCTGCCATTCATCGGTCTGAAATTCTCGTTCTCGCCGCTTGGGCTTCTTCGATGTCGCCACCCGGAGACCGTCGAAGGGATTGATCTTGATCTTCTTGTTGCTCTTCAGCCAGTTGAATACGGTGATGGCCGCCCTCAACCAGACCTCATTGGATACTGCTGCTGAGCGGTCTGTTGTGACCAGTGTGCCCTTCCAAGCCACCGCATCATCTTCTGTGATGGTCGCGGCATCGCGTTTCTCGAAGTGATCATTGAGGTGGAGGAAGACGGTTCGCCAGCGATTGACGGTGGAGGAGGCTGGCTTACGCTCCTTGACCCACGCCTCAAACGCCTGCCAACTGTCCAAGCCGGTGAGCTTTACGTCCTGATTGGCAACGAGGACGGCACTGTTGGCAAACTTCATGACGCGGGTGTCTGCGGAGTAGTCGCCACCTGATCGACGCCTGAGAAGTGCGAGGGCAGCGATAAGCTCCACCTCCAAGGACCGCATGAAGACGGCCAGCGTTGCCTCCGAAAGGCGCATGTTTTTTTCAGCCAGGAACGTCACCACGTTACCAATCTCCTGAACCTTGGCGTCTACGTGGCGCTGGACAAGGGGCGTGAGAGGGGCGTCTTCCTCGGGATGATCTCTGGCGACATCAAACTTCGAATAGACCTTTAGAAGCGCTTCGTGGTGGCTGTCCCACGCGGCGGCTTCTCCCGGTTCATCCTCATGCAGCCCCGTGAACCATCCATACCATTCCCCACACAGCGCGCTTATCTGGCGTTGGGTGAGGTCGATAGTCCGGCCAGACACCGCTGAGCGGAGCTGATCGATACGAGAGGAAACGAGAGCATCCCAGTCCCTGAACTCAGACACTGCCTGCATGTGTGGAAAGGAGGAAGGCTTGCGAAATCTTTCCTCCCGACTGACCCCGTAAGCTTTGAGGTACGCGTCCCTGATGTCGGCGGGAATCGCCTTGCGGCTGAACCAGTCGCCGTTCTTTGCTTTTTTCAGTGAAGTCATTGCCACCATTGTGTAGCGCCCTTTGTAGCGGTAGGGCGACGATAAGCCTATGAATACTCATAACCATTTGGAAATGCAATGCATTCGCTTTGTTATGGTGCGGACGACGGGAATCGAACCCGTATAGCCAGTGGCTGAGGGATTTTAAGTCCCTTGCGTCTACCAATTCCGCCACGTCCGCGTTGAGGTTTTTCAATAGCTTGGCTATTTCGGTTTGAGAAGGCCTGCACAACGGATTTTTTGTTGTGCAAATTTCGTTCACTTGTCGTTCTTGCCGCGGAAGGCCACGCGGCGACCGAGCTCTTTTTCGACGTGGCGGGTGTAGTGTTCGCCCATGCGGCGGGACTTGTCGCCGAGGGCGTCGGCGACGATGCCGGTGTCAAAGCCGTTGCGGCGGATAGCGGCGGCGAAGGTGACGCGCAGACCGTGCAGGGTGCAGCCGTCGCGCAGGAGGCCGTCGTCCTTCAACTGGCTGAAATAGTCGCTGACTGCGCTCTGCATCGGCTTTTCCGACTTCCATGGTGTGCCGTCGCTGCTCATACAGATGCGGGGAGACTGAACGGTCAGCGTATCGAGATGCCGGCGTGTTTCAGCGGCGCAGGGAAACCAGGTTTGCCCGTCGTCGTTCTTGCGAAGCCGGATCGAGAAGGCGCGGCCGCATTCTGCATCAGCGATATAATGGTTCCACGCGAGATCGGCGCAGGTCTGGCCGCGAAAGCCTTGGTAGCGCGCCAGGATGATCGGCGTCAGCAGATGATCTGGCGCCAGCCATATGGCCGTCTGGACTTCGTCCTCGGTCCATTCGTGGTTGGCGTTGGGGTCGGCCGAATGAATTTTCTCGACGCCGAAGGCGGGGTTGACGGTCATCTTGCCGACCTTCGTTGCCTCCTTGAACATGGTCGACATATGGCTGACCAGCTTATCGGCAAAGCGCGGCCATTTCTGTTTGGCCGCCCTGTTGCGCATCTTGTAGATGCCGGGCTGGTCGATCTGGCTCAGCGCCGCGTTGTAGAGCGAAACGCCCGTCGCCGATCGCGTGTCTTCGAGGTAGCGAAACGACTTTTCATAGTCGGCGCAGGACGCTTCGGACAGGCTTTGCCAGCGTGGGCATTCGGTCTTGAACCATGTCACAAGGCCGCCGACGGTGTCTTCCGCATAGGTCGGGCGCCGATCGCGATTTTCAGCCTGGGCCATGGCGAGACGGAAATCATGCGAGGCCATGCGTCGGTCCAGTTGGGCGCGCGTGCCCTCGAAACCCTTGATCAGTGTCTCGCCGGTCTTGCGCAGCGAGACATACCACTTGCCGCGCGCCTGGCGGATATTGAGGCCCTTAAGCCGCACGGTCGTCACCATCGAAGAAATCCCCGAACGTCATCACCGGGGCAAGTTTAGCATTGGGGTCGAGCAAAAGCATCCATTCGTCCAGCCGAACGCGCAGATAGCGGTGGCCCCATGGCGACGATGTATATTGCACCGGTCGAACCGGGCAGATCTCCTTGAAAAGATCGACCGAGATGCCGCAATAGGCTGCTGCCATCTTCTGGTTAAGCGCGGCGGGCCAGTAGGGTAGGTCTGCTGTCAACGACATTTGATCGCCTCCCTTACCGGCCTCCAATCGCCTGCTGATAACGGTGTTGCGCCTGGTCGAGCCGCATCCATGGATCGGCGAGCATCAACTCGCCGATGACCCAGGAGGCCATTGTCTCGCCGGAGTGACCGAGCTGCGCGGCCTTATCAATGAGGAGTCGAACGTGCGCGCGGGCAAAATTGCCTCCCGCTGTCGCTGTCGCTGCTTCCATCCGGGTGGACAGATCGTATTTCTCGCTGGTCGCATTGAACTTGTCGACCACGGCCTTGCCGAGGTCGATGCCGGCCTGCATGGCGATCAGATCGGCGCAGATCATGACGTCGGCGAGTTCAGAAGCGAGGTCATCCACTGTGGCGCGCGATCCCCGGATGCCGAGGCGTTCGCGCTCCAGTTTCTTGATAACATTCATCGCCTCGCCGCATTCGCCGCCGAGTTCGTTGCCGCGATAAGCAAGGCTGATCGCGTCGTCGGGATTCCATTCCTCCTGCCGGCTCGTATTGGCGGAGCGGAGATCTGAAAAGCTGGTCATGATCACCTCATCGCTCTCTGGGTTGCGAAAGCCTGCTGGCGCGCGACGGGCGCGTCGCCGATCAGGTTTTTCAGTTCGGTCAAAAACGCCTCTTCGGCCTTGGCCGCGCCCCATGGGCGAATGGCGCCGGTGGTCTTGGGCGGGGTGAACGGCGGGAACTGGCGGAGCGCGCGCGGGCCGAACAGGGCCACGGCCTCGGCGGCGCACATACGGTCATCCATGGCCTTGATGCGTTTGGCCTGCGCGGCCGTCCAGCGCGACGGCGGCGGCAGTTCGGCGGCCAGATAGATGGCTTCGTCCCATCCCGCCTTGATCGACGCTATTGCCTCGCGGATCGCCAGGGATGGCAGCACGGCCGCGAGCAGCTGCTCATAGGGCCGCGTCATGTCGCCGATGGCCCATTCATGGCCGTCATGCAGCAAAAACAGCGCGCTTTCGAGATGCGATCCGCCTTCGTTGCGGATGGCCTGGGCGCCCATGACGCAATGCTGCGCATCCGAATAGCCGATGCCGTCGGCCCAGCCATTGAAGCGATTGATGCGGCTGAGCGTGCCGGCCATCTCGACAAAGCAGACGGCGCGCGGATCAGGCGCCGCCAGATCCTTGACCGTGCCGTCGCGGTTGAAGGCATAGGCCGCCTTGTCGGCCAGCCGGGGCAATATCTGGGCCTGGGCGCTCAATGGATATATCCGATCACATAAAGCAGGCCGATGGTCGGCAGGATGGTCAGCCACGCTACGCCGGCCAAAGTCCAAAAGCCGGAAAACAGCATGGCGAAAATTCTGCTCAACGCATTCATTGGTCGGCATCCTTGTCGATGTCGCGCAGGCAGGCGGCACGATAGGCGGCGAATTCGGGGAACTTGCTTTCGATGGCCATGCGGTTTCCCGCCAGCCAGCAGGCGGCGAATTCATGCGGCGCGCTGCATTCCTCGTCGCGGACGAAACCCATCGCGATGCGATGTTCGCGCGTGGCATTGTCGATGGCCGACAGCCGGCGGAAGCGCTCGGATACGGCCAATATGCCCACCAGAAAGACGGCCAGAGTGAGGATGACGTTCATCAGACCCTCTCGCTCTGGTAGGCGCGTTCGGTGCGCGAAAGCCCGATCTCGGCGCAAAGCACGAACAGGCCGAGCAGAACCGCCAGCGAAGCGACCGCCGCGACCAGCCATATCGGATCGAAGCCATGTTGCACTGTCGCGGCTTTCGCGCCAAAGTGGCCGGCATCAACGGGGGGTGGATTATGAAGCGAATGATCATTGCGCTGGTGGCCAGCATCGCGGCTGGACCGTCCATGGCTGGTGACGCCAAGTCGAACGTCATCAGCAAGATTGCCGACGTCTATGCCACGTCGGCAATCTGCAAATCCATGGCCCCGAATTTCGTCATCCTTGCCGTTGCCACGAAGACATTCGGCGTCGACATGCACAAGGGCAGCGCCGACTACGAAATTGTCATGGCCTTGTCCGAAAAGAAAATGCGAGAGTTTTCCGACATGAGCGTTGAGGCGGTTTGCGCAGCGGGTCGCTACCTCTACGGGCCAGAAGGCACGGCGGTGAAAAACATGCTGGTTGAGCAGTGAGTGCATGTCACGCCTCCGCCGTCTGGCGGATAGAGCGGCGGCGTGCGGTGCGGGCGGCGGCCTGGCCCAGACGCTTGATGGCGGCATCGGAATAGCCGCGCTGGCGCAGCGTCTCGGGATTGATCGTCTCGCCGGCAAAGGCCATTTCGCGCATGTCCTCGGCCATGCGGTCGGTCAGCGAGCGCATGCAGGGCACGATAGGAGGATGGGCGGGCTTGGGGTGGAACAGGATCATAACGCACTCCGGTGTTGGAATGCGGAGTATAATATACGCATACGTATTATCGTCAAGGACAAAATATACGTATGTGTATGATCGCTATGGCTTCATTTCCGTGTCTTTGGGATCAATCGGATAAATTCCCATCTCAGTCAAAGGGCGGACGACCTCTTCTTCCCATCCTTCGGCGGTGATGGGCGGCTTGTCATATAGCTGCAAGCAATCACCGCTAGCCTTCTCCCAAGCATCTCTGTCGCCAATAAGCCCCTGTTCGTCCAGGGTGGCTCTACGCTCGAGAGCGTTGCAAGCGTCGGCTTTCAGTTGCCATAGATTGACGATGTGAAATTTCCCGTCGCGAAACGCAAATTGGCACTCGGTGCGCTCCGGCTTGGGCTTGGTGTTGAGGACTGATTTTTCAAAAGTGAGAATTACGGTTTCGAGACTGATTTCTGCGGTTGTCCGCGTATATCCCAGCGACGTTAGATCATGCCCGTGAAAGCGAGAAAATTGGCAAACTGCAACTGCTGGGTCGTCATACGCCCAGGCCGACGATGCCGTAAGCATTATGATCGCAAGCGCCCGGATCATTACCCCCCACTGGCGATTCTAAGTTCGCCTTGAATGCCGCCGCGTTTCTCGACCTTTTTTAGCTGCTGTCCCGGCAGAACCGCAAATATCTCGCCGATCCACTCCAGATGAACGTTTTCGATCAGTGGTGCATTGAACGAGAACAGATTTACACCGGAGCTCCCTCGCTGGATAGTTTTGATAAAGCGGCGGCCGTCTGAGGTGCGAACAGCCGCATCTTCGCCGTAAAAACTCTCCAGGTTTCGCTGCTGTTCCTTGTAAACGACAATGACGAAACCGTCCTTGTAAACCGGCAACATGGAATCGCCTTTGACTTGAAACGCAATCATTTCCTGCGGCATGGGGAAGGGGACAATCACAGGAAATATCCCTTCCGGCGGGACTTGCTCAAAGTCGGGCTCGATGGTGGAGCCTGCACCGATATAACCCATTACAGGGACGATATTTTCGCGTCCTTCGGGCCTTGGCGCATTGTCCATCAGTTCTTCGTAGAGGGCGTTTATCGCCTCGAAAAACCGGCCCTTCGGTTCGGAGCCCTTCAGCCACCGACTAACAGTTGCTTGGGTCGTGTTTAAGCGCTCTGCCAATTCGGTCTGATTGAGGCCGGAAGCTTTGAGGATCGCGCGAATTTTATTGTCCATCGTCATCATCCGAGAAGCATCATACGAATTTGTATATTCGCCAAATTCGTGAGCGTATAATTTTCTCTTGCGTTCTATACGTATGCGTATATTATTTCCGATTATGAACGCGCTTGAGCACATTCGACGGAACGTCTTTCGCGCGACACAGGCTGAATTCGCGGCAGTTGCGCGCGTTACCCAGGCCACAGTGTCGCGATGGGAGAGTGGTGGGTCTCCGACTTTAAAGGAGATGAACTCCATCCGGGAGGCTGCTTACGCGCGCCACGATATTGAGTGGTCGGATACACTGTTTTTCTGTGGGCCAGGTCAAGAGGCGGCGGAATGATGCGGTGCTCGGCATGTGAGCCTCCCTGAAGCTTGGCGTCGTTAGCATCGGCTGACGGACTGACAATTCCATTTTTGAACCTTTCCCGCATCGGGAAAACCGCAGGAAATTTCCCGGCGCGGGAAAGCTGTGCCTGCCGAAAGGAAAAGCTGTGCAAGACACGATGACGAATGCGTGGTTCTTCCGGGTCAAAGCCGCCAACCGCATGCTGATCAAGCACAATGGCGGCATCGAAGCCTGTGCCGAAATCACGTCGCTGTCGACGAGCCAGGTCGGCCGCTGCCATAGCGACAAGGACACGGATCTTTTGCCGCTGTCGGCGACCTTGCGACTGGAGGCAGAATGCGGCCAGCCCTATGTGACGCGGGCCATGGCGGAGCTCAATGGCTGCCAACTGATCGACCCGCGCGAGCGTGGCGCCGATGGCCGCTGCCTGATGCGCGACAATGCCGAATTCCAGCAGCGCAATAGCGAAATGCAGGCCGGCCTCTATGCCGCCGCCGCCGACAATGTCGTGACGCCGGCCGAAGCACTGCGCTCGCTCAAGGACCTGCAGGAAACCAAGCGCAAGCTCGCCGACGTCGAAACCGGCCTCACCGAAATCATCGCCAAAGGTGGCCAGAAGGGCGACCTCAAGCTGGTTTATGGAGGCGAGTGATGGCCATGAGCCGGCTTACCGACCAACAGCATGCAGCCATGGATCGCAACCGCACGGCGCTTCTGATGTCATGCTCGGCCTTCGAGCCGATGGTGGGCGACAACCATCTGATGGCGGTGCGGGATGCGCATTGCGAGGACCGCGAGGCGCAATTCGATATCGAGGGCGCGATCGACTGGCGTCATGCGCAGCCCAAATGGGAGGCCCGGCGATGAAGGTTGCGGCCTATTGGTGCCCTTGCTGTGGCGGCCCGCTGGGCCAAGCCGCGCCGATCGCCGATGTGATCGCCAGCATGAACGGTCACGCCCGAATCGTGCTGGCCCGGCTGGCGGAAAAGCCCGGCTATCCCGTCGAGCGCGTTGCGCTGATCGCGGTCATGTACGGCCACCATTTCAGCGGCGGGCCGGTTGCTGCCGGCAATGTCGCCCAATCCATCATCAGCAAGCTGCGCCGCAAGCTCGTGCGCTTCGGCTGGACTGTGTCCTATGCAAGGCAGAACGGGCGCGGCAATCACGGCAATTACCGGCTGGTGCCGGCCTTGCAGGTGCGCGGCGGCGACGGCGCGATGGAGGAGGACGCCGATGGCTGACATCCGTTTCACCATCGTCACCAACGATGCCGATCGCGCGCTGGCCGAGAGCTTTGGCTGTGCGCGGTCCAATCAGCCGGAATGGGTGCGGATCATCACCGACCCAATGGAAGTCGACCGGATCGAGGACGGCACGAAAGTCATCGGCCTGTTTTACAGCCGCCGGTCGGCTGCGCGATGGGCATTTAACGACAGGCGCATGTTGCGCGGCCTGGTCTGGCTTGATGACGAGGATTACGGCTTTGTCCGCGATTGGGTCGCGCTGCACAAACGCGCCGCCAAAGAGCGTGCTCGGCGCAATCCCGATATCGCCGAAGTGCCGCCCATCGACCCGGCAGACAGCGTCATAGCGCCGCCGGCGCAGCCAATCCAAAATCTCGTCCTTTCGCAGAGGTGGTCATGAGCTTAGCTGCACCCAAATCCCTGCCGCGCCCGCTCTATATCATCGCGCCGTCTCTGTTTCAGTGCCACCGCACAGCGGTGGCCTGGGGGCTGGATCCGCGGACTATGATTGGCACGCGCGCGATCAGCAGCGCCAACCAGCTGCGCGGCACCGCTGCCGGAACGCCGTTCATCACCCACGGCCGCCAGGCCTGGGAAGATACGCCGGAGGGTCACGAACTCGACTGCGTGGTCAAGACACTCCAGCGCATCGGCCGCTTGCGCGTGGCTCAGCCGGACGATCTGGCCGCCTGCAACCCTTTGGACGGCTTGTCGGTGCGCGAAAGCCCGCCGGAAGCTGCGAGGGCTGGGCTATGAGCGGGCGTGTACACGTCTGCTTTGAATGCGGCGAGACGACCGACAGGAATGGCGATTTCTGCTCGGCCACCTGCCGCTACGCATTCAACAACCGACGTAAGCTGCGCGGCGCAGAGATCATCGACCTCTATATGGCCTATCGCTTCGAGCGCCAGCTGGCGCAGCAACTGGGCCTCTGGCAGGCGATCCATCGGATGATCAGCAACTTCCGCGCCGAGGACGTCGTTGAACGCCAGGGACGCAAAAGCTGGCGCGATCCCCGCTTGATTATGGAAGAACGGCCGTATCTCAAGGCGGTGGCGACCAGGGTGAGGGCGGGGCGATGAACTGTTCTGTCAAAGAGGCTGCGCTGTTTCGCGGTGAAACCGATCGCACCTTCTATCGTTGCCCGCCCTTAAGACGCGCCGGGTTTCAGCTTTTCAAGCAAATCTACGAAGCTAGGAGGCTCGACATCATTGGCTTGGCCGGGAGCTGGGCGGAAGATTGCGTTCAAAAGGATGGCTCTATCTTCTGGCTTTGCTATGTTGTGCTCTACGAGGTGAATATAGGTGTCTATCATAGTACGACGTTGATGCGCGTCATCCATCAGAGTCATAGTAATAGTATTATACCGGAGTATTATCCTTACGAGCCAGAAATACAAAGCCACCGGAGCTCCAATAACTACCAGCCTATTTACCGTGGCCATCGTTATCTGGGCGGCATTTGGGGTCGGGCCCAGCTCGTTGTTTATCGCATCGCTTACCGTCTTCATGAACTCCAGAATACTCTGGAGATGAAAAAAACCAAAAATGGGCACCGCTATAAGAAGAACCGCGACAATAAACGCGGACGTAGCGAACCCTATGCTGTTTACAACAATTCTTCTGGACCAATGTTGCCGGCTCTCTGCCTGGCCGGCTCTCTCTTGAGCTGCCTTCTTAAACGCTTCAAGATTTTCTTCCGTGCGCGCGAGAGAACCGTTCAAGCCGTCGACGCGGTCTTGAGCTTCAGTCGCAGCATTGATGTAATTATCGATTCTCGCCAGATTTTCCGCGTTTTTTGCCTCAAATTCGGCAAAGAGCTCACGCGTTTTCATCGTATTCTGTTGAAACTCGAAGTTCCATTTCTCAGAAATTTTGTCCATTCTAGATTTAAATTCGTCGTTGATTTCAATGAAATTCTCTTTTTGGCTATTTTTTATTTCTTCAAGGATCTTAATCTCGGAATTTGCTTTTCTGTTTGCCGCGGCCGCATCTGTAGACATGCCGTCGATCTCAGATCGAAGGTCGCTCAGGCGCCTTCTTTCAGATGTGATCTCACCTCTGAGTTGCGCCAGCTGGTCATATACGGCCGCGCTTTGTGTTACTTGACGGCTTTCACTCGCTTCAAGCCACGAGCCCCCTTCTGCGACGTCATTTTCGGATGGCCGTCTAACCGCGAGACGTGTCTTCATCGCAGCACGGACGTCGGCCGAAAATTTATTTTTTTGCAACGATTGCATGGCCGTCATAACGGTCCAACCTGCAATTTCGACCGCTATCGCGGCCAGTATGGCAACGGCGTAATGGCGCGTGTCAGCCTCGACATCGCCCCCATTTCGCTTTGCTTTGGCAGATATTTCAGAAAAGGTCCTTTTAATTATATCGCACGCATCATAGGTAAATCTCGCCTTTGTATACTTTATGTTGTAACCCATTACACTCCTGCAAACCTCGGACTGATCGGAATCTTGGGATGTTTCGATAATATAATTGGCAATTTCATTTCTGATTTCATCTTGTTCTTTTATGGCATGTACGTCGTGCCAATCTTCAAACGGCTCGAAGATATCGGCCGATGCGTTAAACTGCTGTTTGCCCATAGTGATCACTCCCTATCCCTCTACCTGAGGTTACACGGGTGCGGCCGGTTGCTGCAATCTAAAAGGGGAGGGCGACCCGAGTGAAGTCAGCTTTCCCACTCGACTTCTACATCGAGGAAGCAAAGGGCGTCACCGTCAGCGATGCTGGCCTGGCGCTCGGCCTTCTAAGCGAACCGCTGAAGAACTATGTCGGGCCGTGCCCATCCTGCGGCGGCAATGATCGGTTCTCGATCAACGTCCGCAAACAAGCATTCAACTGCCGCAGTTGCGGCGGCAAAGGCATGGATGGGATCGGCCTGTATGCATTGGCTGGTGGCTACAATCTCAAGAGCCGGGCTGGCTTTCTGGCCGCCTGTTCCGAGGCCCTGGGCGGCCAGCCGATCCCTGAAGGCGCCGAGCGCGAGACGGACGAGGAAAAGCAGGCGCGGGTCGCCCGCATCGCCGCACAGAAGCGCGCCAACGCCGAGCGCGCTGCTGAGCGCGATCAAAACGACAATGCTTTCCGCCAGCGCGAAATCAACCAGGCGCGCGGCCTTTATCTGCGCGTGCCGGAGGGCACGAAAGTGCCGCTGCTGCGCGAATATCTGCGCCGCCGCACCGGCTTTGCCATGCATGACGCGGTGTTTGCCAATCTCAGGCTGGCGCCCAACATGACCTATTGGCATGGGCGCGACGCGCGCGGCCACGATATCGCCCTCTATGCCGGCCCGTGCATGGTCGCACCCTTCGTCCGGCTCGATGCCGATCTCAACGGCGCCGTGACCGGCTGCCACCAGACATGGCTTGATCTCGGCCTTCCGCCGAAATTCCGCATCGATCTCGGCATCGACGACAAGGGCAAGCCGCTGCCGGCGAAGAAAATGCGCGGCGCCAAGATGGGGTCGTTCATTCCGCTGTTCGGCCGCGTCACCTCGGCCCGATGGGTGGGCGGCGAGGGGATCGAAAACGGGCTGACGATCGCTGGCGCCGAAGGCTTTCGCGCCGACACATTCTATTTCGCCGCCGGCGATCTCGGCAATCTCGCCGGCCCGGCCGACCCGAAATCGGCATTCGGCCATCCGCACGACACCTATCAGGACAAAGCCGGCCGCATTCGCGCCGTGCATGTGCAGGGGCCGGTGCCAAGGCCGGGCCAAACCGCAGATGACGCCATGCAGGTGCCGGCACATGTGACCGAACTGCTGCTGCTGGCGGATGGGGACAGCGAGCCGGTGATGACGGCTGCCTGCATGGCCCGCGCCGAAGCGCGGTTTGCACGGCCCGGCCGCGACGTGTGGGAATGGCGGGCGCCGGATGGCACTGATTTTTCAAGTTTCATGACCGCAGGCATGGGGGCGTAGGGTGGCAAGCAGGAAAAAACCGGAACTGCCGCAGGCTGTCGCCGAGAAACTGGCCGAATGGCGCGCCGAACAGGCATGGCAGGCAACACCCGATGCCGAAGACGACGACGGGCTAGAATCGCCAGCCGCCGTCATCGACGACACCGATGCCGATAGGGCCGTTGTCGAATATTGCGCCGAATTCGACCATTCCGACACCGACAATGGCAAGCGCATGAAAATGCACTTCGGCGAGGATCTGCTTGTCATTGCGCAGGAAAAGGCCAAGACGCCGATGTTTGCCGTCTGGACCGGTAGCCACTGGGACGCCGCCAATGGCGGGCCGAAATCCCTGGCGCTGGTGCAGCGGCTGGGCGATCGCATCGCGATCGAGGCCGAATTCATCAAGCCCAATCCCTTCGAACAAATGTGGATCGACAAGGGCATCGAGGCCCTGGCCAAGCCGGAAGGCGAGCGCAGCCAGGCCGATGAAAACGCCATGGCGGCTGCCCAGAAGGCCAAGGAAGCGCGCGGCAAGCGGGTGAAGAAACGGCTCGACCATGCGGTGACATCAAAGAACGTCGCCCGGATGAACGCGGCGCTGGCCTGTGTCGCGCCGCACATCATGAAGCGGCCGGACGAATTCAACGCTGACAAGATGATGGTGGCGGTGCGCAATGCCACGCTGGTGTTTCACCGCAAGATGGTGCGCAAGAAAAATCCTAGGCATGTCAGCCCCGAAGCGACGCCCGACGCGCCTGACTATATGGACGTCTGCACGGATTCGCGCCTCGAAGTCATCGAAGGCCATCGTCGCCAGGATCTGATTACGCAGGTGCTGCCGGTCAAATATGATCCTAAGGCGACATGCCCGAAATGGATGACCTTCCTCAACGGCAAGCTGCCCGACAAGGCGGTGCTGCGCCTGGTGCAGGTGTCATCCGGCCTCGGCCTGCTCGGCATCACCGTGCAATATCTTTTCTTCCACTATGGCGACGGCGCCAACGGCAAATCGGTCTACATGGAAACCCTGTGCCGGCTTCTCGGCGAATTGTCGGTGACGCTGCCGGCCACCAGCCTGATCGGCGAGGGCGGATCATCCGGCTCGGCCAGCCCCGATCTGGCGCGCCTGTTCGGCCGGCGCATGCTGCGCGTCAAGGAATTGCCCGAGGGCGAGGATCTGCGCGAGGCGCTGGTGAAGGAGCTCACCGGCGGCGAGACGATCACCGCGCGCGACCTGTTTTCCGGCTATATGGACTTCCTGCCGATCTTCATCGCCATGATGAGCGGCAACGGCTATCCGCGCATCGCCGGCACCGATGATGGCATCTGGCGGCGCATGGCCGTCATCCACTGGCCGGTCAAGATCGCCAAGGAGGACCGGCGCGAATTCGAGGACATGGTGTCATCCTTCGAGCCTGAATATCCCGGCATTCTCAACTGGTTGATCGAAGGCGTTCATATCTTCCTCAAAGAGGGGCTGGTCATTCCCGAGGCAGTCGCGGTCGCCACGCAGGAATATCGCGACGAAATGGACCGCACGGCCGGCTTTGTCTCGCGATGTATCGTCAAGGATGCCAATGCATCGCCGCTGCCGGGCAAGGATCTCTATGCGGCCTATGTCGACGATACGATCGACCAGGGCGGCAAGCCGATGAACGTCACCGCCTTCGGCCGCATCATGGCGAAGAAATTCAAGAAAGAGCGCACCGCTAGCGGCGTCGTCTATTTCGGCATCCGCCTGACCAACTTGCCCGACAGCAACCGCCCGCCCGACTATGGCGCGCCGCCGCACGAGGAATTCCCCGAATGGTGACATTCCCCGGAACCCCATTTTTCAGGTCAGTTCTGACCAGTTGTGACAAGTTTCATGACCAGTTCACGGAATGGAAAAGACAATAAAAACAATGGGTTTGATGAGTATGACCAGTTTTCGTACCCTAACGTATAGAGGGTGAGGGAGGTGCGGAGGATGAATTTGCTATAGCGCGACAAAACCCTACAGACTGATCTAACTGACTGTTTTTAAACAATAAAACTATTCATTAAACTGACCTTGAACTGGTCATAACTAGTCAGAAGGAACGAAAATGAAGAGAATAGCGATCGAAGATCTGTTGAGATGGGCTTTTACGGTGGAACTACCGAAAAAGGGCGCCAAACGCCCGGCACCGATGGGCTTCTCACACAGCATGGCGGTTCTCGATACCGTGGCTGAGCTTGGCACGCTGGTGGATGGCGGCCTCAACAGCTTTGGCGTGGTTGCCGGATTCGTCTTCGAGGGAGAGCCGCACGCGGACGCAGTCGCGGCCTATGATGCGGTCATGGCACTGGACCTGCACGGCGGCTTTGAGATCGGCGAGGGCTGGAACCCGTTTCCGGAATGGCAAGATCCTCATGGCCTGATCGCGGCCGAGGTCGCCATGACGGTGGAACTTGAATTGGCGCGCGGTGATCGTCTCAATGCCCGCCATGTCGTCGGACTGGTCAAGACGGCGGCGATCCTCGGGCGAGGCCCGGATTGGGAGGCCGACGAGCCGGTCGCTAAACCGATAAAGGCGAACGGCAAGGATGATAGCTGGTTCATCATGCGCGAGCGCAAGAACAAGCTCGGGCGCTACGAACAGTATGAAGACAACGGCTTTGACGCCCGCAACCGCCGGCCTCTGCCCAATGCCTATCGCAAATTACGGCTGACCGATCCGTTGCGGGCGACGATATGCGCCAGGCAGGACTGGCAGATCTGGCAATCGGCGCTTGAAACGCTCGCAGCGACTCTGCCAGCGCGCTTGCGCGACCATCAGATCACGCCATTTGCGCCCAACAGGCAACCATGGCTAGCCCAACCTTCAGGGCCGGCGGTTTTACAAACGCTTGAAAACGCTAAGAATTAAATCTTGGTAGGTCGATTGACATGCGACTGATGTTTGGTGCATGTTAAGAACACTGTAAAAGATAACAGACGATCAACCCGCCGGCGGTAACGCGAGGCGGGTCTTTTTGTTGCCAAAATGGCCGTCATCCGCCGGTCAATAGCCGGGCGAGTTCGATTGCCTCTTTGCGTACCAGCGGCGTCGCGGCCATGGGGTTGTTCGTGTCCACCGCGATGGACAGAGAAACCCGATCGGCGGCAGCGATGTGGATGCCGCGTATGGGTGTTCTGCCCTTTTCGAGATCGGCATAGGCGCTTTTGCTGATACCCATATGGCCGGCCATCTCGTCTTGTGTCAGCCGGCAGGCTTTACGGGCATTGATGAGATATTCAGGGGTCAAAGCCATTTGTGTCCACTCCTGGGATTTGCTATCATCAGGAACCGGGAAGGTGGCTAGACCCTCCCGGCCCCGGATTACCGGCTAATGGTGATTGTCAGTCGCCATTTGCCGATCCGGATCTGGACGCTGAGTTTGACACTCATTGGATGCTCCATTTCCGTATCGAAGCGGGATTGCTTCGATAGATGTAGAATACCGGTTTTCGGTATTATTGCAAGATTAAATACCGGTTTTCGGTATTTTATTTGGCCGCACGGCAAGATTTGCCGGGCGGCCTTTGCTTTGAGGGATGCCCGTGCCGCAAGTCGTGTTCGATGCCAGCGAGATTGATCAGCTTGGCCGCGCATTTCTGCGTATGCCCGGCGAGATCAAGGCCAAGGCAATGGCGAGCGCCATGCGCCGCATGCGCGACATGGTGCGGACGCAGGTCGCCCGGCTCGATGCCAAGCGCGTCAAGGTGCCGGTCGGCAAGGTGCGCGAGCGCACGACTGCCTATTTCAACGCGGGCGGCAACACGATCGAGGTGGTCGAACGCTCGGGCTGGATCAGGCTGTATGAGTTGGGTGTGACACAGACCAGCCGCGGCGTGCGGGTGAGAGTGCGCGGTTCATATCGCCACGCCTTTATGGCGGGCATGAAGTCGGGCCATACAGGTGTGATGCGGCGCGTCGGCGGCGAACGCCTGCCGATCCGCGAACTGTTCGGCCCGAACCCGGCCCACGACATCACCAACAACCCGGATGACTACATGCAGCTGATGGCGCAGATCATCGAAGACAACCTGCTGCCTCGCGTCATCCACGAGATCGACCGCCTACTCCCGAGGTGACCAGGGGTGTAGCCGACGCGCCACACCGCCGCACACCACCCCCCGGGGTTAGGGACCGTACCGGCCTTTCGCCCCCTGCGGGCCCGGCGGACCCCGAAATCTCGGCAGTCTGAGGCTAAATTCAAAGCCTAAAATCCTAAAGCGGCGGTAAAGAACTAAAGACGAAGTAAAGAGGCTGCGTCGCGGCCCCGGTGATGGCGATGCAGGAAGCGGTGTCCAAGGGTGAGTTCGCGGCGATGATCGGCGTTTCGCCGGGCCGCGTCAGCCAGTACCTGACCGAAGGCAAGATCACCGCGGCGGCGTTGGTGGGGCAGGGCCGCAATGCCAAGATCCATGTCGAGCGCGCCAAATCGGAACTGCGGCTGACGCTTGATATCGGCCAGCGGCTCGGCAACGGCATCAACACCAATATCGAGGCCGGGCAGACTGCGCCCGCTGCGCTCGCCCATGCACCGCTTGCCTACGACAGCGAACAGCCACGCGGCACCGATCACGAGATCAAGCTGCAGAAGCTCGAACAGCTGCGTCGGGCCAACCGCAATGCGGCGGTTGCGGAGGCTGAGCGCCTGGCGCTGCTGACCGATGTCGCTGCCGCGAAGTCAGAGATGGGGCGGATCGCCTCGGCACTACTCGACGTCTTCGAGGGCGGGATCAATGACATGGCGATGGCCGTTGCCGCCCAGTTCCAGTTGCCGCAGCGCGATGTCAAGCACATCCTGCGTGGCGCGTTCCGCACCGTGCGGGAAACCGCCGCCCGGCAGATGCGCGAAAAGGCGATCGCCTTGCCGGATATGACGCAGACGGTGCTGGAGGCAGAGGAAACCGAGCAGTCGGCGGTCACATGAATCAGATCGTTGTCGACGTCGCCAATGCCGAACGCATCGCCTGCGACGTGCTCTTTCACGCGCTCAACCCGCCGGACAAGGTCGATTACCTGGCGTGGGCCGAGGACAATATCGTGTTTTCGGAGCTCGAAAGCCCCGATTATCCGGGTCCTTACAGCCGTCGCCTGTTCCGCTATTTCGACGAAGTGCTGAAAGCGCTGTCGCCCGACGATCTGTGCCGCATCGTCACGCTGCTGAAGTCGGCGCAGATCGGCGCCACCGTGGTCGCGACGATCTATACCGGCGGTTCGATGGACATGGACCCGTCGTGGTTTCTCTATGTCCACCCGACCGAGAACAATGCCGAGCGCTGGAGCAAGATGAAGCTTGCGCCCATGCTGCGCGGCACGACGGCACTGTCGAAACTGTTTCCGATGAAGAGCCGCGACGGTCTGGATTCGCTGCTCTACAAGGAACGGGTCGATGGCCGCGGCGCCATCCAGATCTCGGGCGCCAATTCCGCCGCCTCATTGTCACAGGTGACGATGAAGCGGCAGGTGCAGGATGATCTGTCGAAATGGGAAACCAATTCCGCCGGCGATCCGGAGACGCAGGCCGACAGCCGCTCACGTGGCGTCGAGGAAGCCAAGATCTTCAAGATCTCGACGCCGCTGGTCATGCCGGGCTGCCGGATCACCCGCAACTTCGAGGATGGAAGCCAGGAATACCCCTATGTTCCATGTCCGCACTGCAGCCATATGCAGGTTCTCGAATGGGAGAACATGCTGGCGCAGATCGACGAGCAGCATCCGGAAAAGGCGCATTTTACCTGCATCGACTGTGGTGTCGAGATCCAGGAATACCACCGTCAACAGATGCTCGACGGGCTCGAATGGCGGGCGCACAACCCGGTCCAGAAGCGGTTTCACCGGTCGTTCTATATCTGGTCGGCCTATTCGCCGCTGCAGAGCTGGGAGCGCATCGCCCGGGAGTGGTTGTCGGCTCGCGGCGATCCGTCGTCGGAACAAGTGTTCCTCAATGACACTGTTGGCCGTGCCTATGTCACGGCCGGTGAGGCTCCACCGTGGGAAGCGCTGCGCGACCGAGGGGCCAATTCGGAAACGTCGCGCGGACGCATCCCTGCGGGTGGCGTTATCGTGACCATCGGCATCGACTGCCAGGTAGACCGGATGGAATGGCAAGCTGTGGCGTTCGGTCGGGAGTTTCGCCGTTTTGTCGTCGATTGCGGCGTCATACCCGGCCACATCTCGGATCTCGGCGCCCAGGCCCGCCTTGATGCGCTGCTCGAACAGAGCTGGCTCAATGCCTATGGCCGCCGCATCGGCATCGACAAGGCGGCGATCGATGGCAACGCCTATACGGAGGAGGTCTGGGACTGGGCGCGCAAGCACCCGGCGGCCAAGCTGGTCATGGTACGCGGCTCCAACACCGAGACGGCGCCGCTGACGGCCAGGGTTAAGAAGGAGCGCAGCCACAAGACCGGCAAGCTGCTCAAATATGCGCGGCGGTTTTACAATTTCAACGCGGCATCGCTGAAGATGGCGCTCTATCGCAATTGCGCCAAGTCGGACCCGCTGGAGCGTGGATATGTCGGCTTCCCGTCCGGTCTCGATGACGATTACTACCGCCAGCTGACCGCCGAGCGGCGGGTGCCGAAGCGCCGCAAGGATGGTTTCACCGAGTACAAATGGGAAAAGGACGCCAACCAGGCCAACGAAATGCTGGACACGATGAACCAGGCGGAAGTCGCCGCCATCCTGTTCGGCATCCGCAGCCTGCCTGACAAGATCTGGGATGCGCTCGAAACCGAGCGCGAAACACCGCCGGAAGATGCCCAGCTCGATTTCGAGGACGGGCTTTTTTCCGTTCTGGGCGCGGCTGTTGCCGCCGCGACGGGCAAGCCGCCGGCGCCCTCCCAATCTGCCAATCCGCCAAAGCGAGAAAACCGTTGGAACAAGCGCTAGAAAAACCACGGTTCAGGGTGAAAGCCGGTCGCTCGGTTTCGGCCGCGCCGGTCAAGCCGCAGGCGCATGTCGGCGGATCGCTCTCGCAGCGCGCCTCCGGCTATATGCGCGACACGCGGTCGGCTGTCATCGCTTCGCGTCCGGCGACGCTGACCGAGCACCGCGATGAGGTACGCCGCGTCTGGCGCCGCGCCGCGGGGCTGGCGCTGGACATGATCATGAATTCCGGCCGCCTTCGCGGCGTCGCCGACCAGATCATCGTCGACAGCTGCGGTACGGAACTGTCGCTGAACTACCAGCCGAACCTCAGGGTTTTCGGCTATTCCGACGATGAAGCGATCGAATGGCGCAAGCTGGTACGATCCGAATTTCGCCAGTGGTGCTGGAACCCATGGGAATGCGATAGTCGCGGCCAGTGGAACATTCCGCAGATGGGCGACATCGCTGTGCGAATGTGGCTGGCCTACGGCGAAGCCTGTGGAATAGTCGATTTCATGGATATCGGCCAGAGGCGACAGTACGGCCTGTCGACCGGCACGAAATACAGCGTATTCACCCCGTCGCGGATGGTGCAGGACACGTCCGAGACAGAGCGGATGTACCAGGGCGTCATTCGCGACGCCAATGGCCGGATTGCGGCCTATCGCTGCGAGGTGCGGGAGGGGCTGACGACGTTCAAGCGCGATTTTGCCGCCCGCGACATCGATGGCCGACAGGTATTCGTGCATGCCTTCGACCCGTTCGGGCCGGAAGACGAGCGCGGCATCTCGCCGCTCGCCTCGACATTCCGCAAATACTTGATGGGCGAAAACACCGACGATGCCACCGCGCAGATGCAGTTCTTGCAGACGGTCTATGCGCTGACGCTGACCTCCGACAAACCCAGCGCCGAGGCATTCGAAGCGCTCGAAGCGCTGAAAGAGCAGGGTGGCGCCAATCTGTCGCAGGACTATATCGACTATTTCGAAAGCCAGCTGAACCGGGCCGCCGAAGGCAAGATCGATGTCGGCTCGGAGGCCGGCGTCTCGCATCTGGCGCCCGGCGAAGCGTTGGAATTCAAAACCGCGCAGGTGCCGGGCGCGAATTACGATTCGTTCCGTGCCTCGATCGATCGCGAGACGGCAAGGGCGCTTGGGGTTTCCTATGGCGGCTATACGCTCGACCATACAAGCGCGACCTATGCCTCGACCAATATGGAAAATGCCTCGCTCTATCCGCTGGCTGTCCGTCGTACCGATCGTATCGTCGCGCCGAATTACCAGGTGCCGTTCGCCAGCTGGCTCGACGAGGCGGTCGGCACGGGCCGCATTCCGTTCAAGCCTGGCTACGAGGTGTTTGCCGCCAATCGCGAAGCACTGACATTCACCACATGCATCGGCCCCAGCAAGCCGACCGCGGACGACCAGAAGCGAGATCTCGCCGTCACAGAGCGGATCCTCAATGGCACGTCGACCTTCGAGGTTGAATGCGCCGCACTTGGCATGGATCCGGAGGAAGTGTTCGAAAGCCGGGTTCGCTGGCACACGCGCTACAAGAACGCCGGCATGCCTTCGCCGTTCGAGCGCAAGGCCGGCAGCCAGCCTGCGACCGAAGGCGGCCAGAACAAGGGAGCGGCAAGATGACCCTGGTCACGCTCGGCGGCGTCAGCGTCGACATGGATGATCCCTGCGCGCTTTACCAGGCGCTTTATGCCACCAAGCTCAAGCTGCTGGCGGGCGAGCGGATGGAGGAAACCGAAATCCGTTCGCCTGTGTCACAGGACCGCATCCGTGTCTCTGTCGTCAATATGGCGGCGATCGATGCCGAATTGCTGCGGCTGTCGGCGGCCTGCACTCGAAAAACCACCGGCAAGCCGGGCCGCTACCGCGCCACGATGCGCTATTCCTGCTGAGGAAACATCATGACAGTCTTGGTCAACGGGGAACTGGTTCTCTACGGCTTCGTAGGGGAGACGTTCTGGGATGAGGGGTTTACCGCCCGCGAGGTGGTCGAGGCGCTGGCCGAACATGGCCGCGACGCGGACATCACCGTGCGGATCAACTCAGGCGGCGGCTATGTGGACGATGGCATCGCCATCTATAACGCGCTGTCCAACCATAAGGGCAAGGTGACGGTTGTTATCGACTCGCTGGCTGCGTCGAGCGCGTCCGTCATTGCCATGGCCGGCAAGGAGCGGATCATGCGCAAGGGTGCGACGATCATGATCCATGATCCGTCCTCCGTTGTCTGGGGCACCGCCGACGACATGGAAAAGGCGGTGCGCATGCTGGACAAGCAGGCGGCCAACATCGCCGGCATCTATGCCGATGTCACTGGCGAGGACGAGGCCGATCTCAGGATCGACATGAAGGCCGAGACATGGATAACCGCCGATGAGGCGATCGAGCGCGGATTTGCGACAGCGACGACCGACAAGAAGGCAAAGGCAGCCGCAGCTTACGATTACACCACCTATGCCCAGGCGCCGGAGCGCCTCGTCGCTCTGACCGGCAAAAAGAGCTGGCGTCATGCAGGACCCCAATCCCGATCCCGGGCGTCGGCGTCTGCCAACGCCCCGAACCCTCAACAGGAGAAACCCGTCATGACGGAAAAAACCGAGGCGGACACCCGTTCCGCCGAGATTGCCACGGCCACTGCCGAGGCCCGCAGCAAGGCAGCGGCCGAGACCCGGGATCGCATCAAGGCGATCATGACAGCGGACGACGCGAAGGGCCGTGACGCCCTTGCCAGCCATTTTGCCTATGAGACCGAGATGTCGGCCGAGGCGGCGATTGCGGCGCTGAAGCTGGCGCCGCAGGCAAACGCTTCGACGCCGACGCTGGTGGGCGGCCAATACGAGCAGCGACGGCTCGCTGCCAGCCAACTGGTGCAGCCAGCCGGCGGTAAGCCTGAGCAGACGACCAACAAAAACGTGCTCGCCGACGCCGTCGCCCGCACCAACAAGCGCCGCTAAGGAGGACCGAGCATGTCACAGATATTGACGCAGGATCTGCGCCGCACCGCGCATTACCTGGTTTCCGAGGCCAATGGCTTTCGCTCCCGCGAACAGGTGGTCATCGCCGGCGGCGCCGGTGTCGTCCGCGCCGGCGCCGTTCTGGGCCAGGTTACCGCCTCAAAGAAATATGTGCCCTATGCGCCCGGCGCCGCGGACGGCAGCCAGACGGCCAAGGCCATCCTCTACGAAGGCTGTGACGCCACCAGCGCCGACATCCGTCGCACGGTGACCGCGCGCGACACGGAAGTCGAGGGTGCCGCGCTGCAATGGGCCGCCGGCGTCAACGACGCCCAGAAAACCTCAGCGCTTGCAGCCCTTGCCGCGCTCCGCATCATCGCCCGATAGGAGATCCCGATGGCCCTCGTAACCGACATCTTCAACCAGAATGCCTGGGGTGTGATCGAACTCCAGGAAGACATCGTCGAGAAGATCGACTTCAAGCCCCAGCTGCTCGGAACGCTCGGCCTTTTCGAGCCGGTCTATTCGCGCTCGCGCACCATCGCCGTCGCCGAGCGCGACCGCACGCTGACGCTGATCCCGACGTCGGAAATGGGTGCGCCGCCGGTCGAACTGGTGCCGCAGGGCGCCAAGTTGCGGACATGGAACGCCGTACGCCTGGCCAAGGGGTCGACGGTCTACGCCATCGAGCTTGCTGGGGTCGTTGCCCTGCCGTTTGAAGTGCAGACCAAGGAAGTCGCACAGGAAGTCAGCGACCGGTCCGGCCAGATCCTCGACGATCTTGAATTGACCTGGGAACATATGCGTTTCGGTGCCATCCAGGGCAAGGTGATCGACGCCGACGGCGCCACTGTCATCATCGATTGGTATGCCGAGTGGGGCATTGCCGAGCCGGCGGAAATCAATTTCGAACTCGATGTCGACGATACCGACGTGCGCAAGAAGTGCCGCGATCTCAAGCGGACGATGCAGAAGGCCGGCAAGGGCATCTGGACACCATCGACCCGCATCGGCGCGCTGGTCGGCGACACGTTCTTCGACATGCTGGTCAATCACCCGCAGATCAAGGAAACCAAGCTCAACAACGAGCGGGCGCCGATGCTGGAAAACATCGAAGGCTATTCGGCAATCGAGATCGAGGGCATCACCTTCATCAACTATCGTGGCACCGACGACGGTTCGACGATCGCCATCGGCTCGGAAAAGGCGCGTCTCTTTCCGATCGGCGCCCGCGGCGCCTTCAAGGTTGGCTTTGCGCCAGCCAGTGAGTTCAAGGCCTATCTCAACCAGCGCGGCCGCGAATACGTAACGTTGCTGCTGGCCGACCAGTCGGGCCGCGAGGAATGGGACCGGGTCGAGATGTATAGCTACCCGCTGTTTATCGCCACCCGCCCCGAAATGCTGCTTTCGGCAAAGGCGCAGTGACCATGGCCAGGCTGATCGCAACCGAAGCCGGCTATCATGAAGGCGACTTCGTGCCGGCCGGCGGCATCTACGAGGGCGACCCGACCGAAATCGAACCTGTGGAGACTTCGCCGACCAAGTCCAGGGCGGCGCGGAAAGCCAAAGCAAGAACGGACGACGAAGCCGATACCGGCGACGCCGATGGATTAACCTCGCCGTGATCGACTGGGAACAGGCCAAGGTGCTGACACGGGCGACAACCGCCAGCGTTTTCGATACGGATGCGTGCCGCCTTCTGCCGATGGTGGCGCCAGCGGGCGGCCGCGACGGCAATGCCAGGCGCCAGGCCGACCCCGACCGGCCGCAATTCGATTTTTTCGGCAAACTCGATCTTGAGCCGTCACAGGATGCCATCCCGCGTCATCTCGGCGCCGATCCCGGCAGTGACAGTAAGATGGTCGCCTATGACGTGGTGATCACCGCCCATACCGGCGCATGGCCCTATCTGCCTGCCCGCTTCGATCGCATCGCGGTTGGCCCCGTCACCTACCAGATCATGCTGGGTCGCCGCGATGGCGGGCCGCGCATGGCTTTCTACTGCAACCGGGTGAAATGAGATGCTCTCAGCCGAAGCCTTGCGCCTTGCCGCCGTCGAGGCGCTGCGTCCGCATGCGGCTGTCATTGCCGATGCCGGCTATCCGACGCTTGCCCGGCATCGCGTGTTCGACAGTCGGCCGGTGGCGCTCGAAGATCTTGACCGGGCGCGCGATTATACGCCGGTCCTTGCACTCTACACGCCGGAAAGTGGCGCGAAGTTGCGCGGCGATGCGTCCGACGCCAGCGATACCGATGCCGATGCCATGCTCGACATCGACGGCGAACTGGCGGTGAGCGACAGGGACGACGACGGCGATTTTGTCAACGTCATGGCCGATACCGATCCCGAGGCGCGTCTCGTGCTTGCGGCCATGATGGCGCAGGTTCGCTATGTCCTTTGCCATAGCCAGCAGGGCTATGTCTTCCGCCGCATCTGCAAGCAGGTGCTCAACGCCGAATTCCAGACCTTTGCCGTGCCGCAGTTGGGCTTACGCTATCACCGCATGAAGCTTCGGCTGAATTGCCAGATCCGCGACGACGATTTCGACGTGCCGGCGGGCGAACTGCCGGAGCCGATGCGGTCGCTTTATGCGGCGCTGCCGGCGGGGTCTTATGCCAAGGGCAAGCTTGGCGAGCTCGCGGCGCATTTCAATCCGGATGTCCTGCCGCAGTTGCAGGGCGTCACGGTCACCACGGGGCCGGTGCAGTCCGGCCCGACATTCTGAGGACATCACCATGACCGAACCGATCGCCGGGCGGCTTTATGTGCCGTCGCATGGCCAGCGTATTGTCATGCCCCGCCAGCAGCCGGATTGGCCGCTGACCGGCCAGGCGGTCGATCCGCTCAATCCCTACCATCGCCGGATGGTCGCCGATGGCGATCTCGTGCTTTTGCCGGCGGATGACGCCCCGGCCACCAAACCCGCCACAGGAGGCAAGAAATGAGCATTCCCGGCAATATCGTCGCGCCGATCTTTGCGTTTGATGTCACCTCCGGCGGCCAGTTCGAAAACGAAAGCCGCACCATTCTGATTGGCCATGCGTCCAGCGCTGGTAGCCTGGCGGCCGGCGCGATTGCGCCCTGCAACAACGAGTATGATGCGCGCGCGCTTTGCGGCGCAGGCTCCATGCTCGAATCCAAGTTCCTGACCGCGCGCCGCAATGCGCCGGCCGAGGAGATATGGGTTGGCAATATCGCCGACAGCGGCACGGCAGAGATCCGCACCGTGACGGTCACCAACGTTCCCGCCGGCGGTGGCCAGGCTACGATCCTGATCGCCGGCGAGCCGGTGAGCGTGGAAATCGCGCCCGGCGCGTCGACGTCTGCTGTGGCGACGTCTTTGGCTGCGGCGATTGCCGGATATTTCAACCGGTTTAGCCGGATCAGCCTGCCGTTCACCGCATCGGTGGCGGCTGCCATCGTGACACTGACAGCACGACACAAGGGCATCTATGCCGCTGGCCTCGATATCAGCGTGCCGGATGTCGATGGCGGCAATGCCTTTACCGGCAATCTGACCTTTGCCACCGGCACGGCCGGCGCCGGCGTGCCGTCGATCGCCAACGTGCTGGCGGCGATGGGCGACGAGCCGTTCGACAAGATCCTCTGCCCGTTCTCGGATGCTACCAATCTTGGCTATCTCAAGGATTTCCTGAGCGAGGTTTCCGGCCGCTGGGCTTTCAACCGGCAGATCTACGGCCATGCCTTTGTCGTCAAGACAGACAGCACGACCGACCTGACCACCTATTCCCTGGCGCTGGACAACTGGCACATCACCACCATTCCGCGCTTTGAGAATGGCGGCTTTGCCGAGCCGGACTATGTCTGGCTGGCGGGCGAGGTGGCGCGCATCGCGCCGTGGCTGGGCTCCGGCTCGAATGGCGATGTCAGTCGCAACCAGACTGGCCTTGTGGTCGAGGGCATCACGCCGCCGCGCGACCGGGCCTATTACATGGACTATGCGACGCGTGACGCCTTTCTCAAGGCCGGCCTGTCGACCTGGACGGTGTCACGCGGCGGTGACGTGCAGATCGACAAGATCATCACTCACTATCAGACCGGCCCGGGCGGCGCGCCCGACACAACGTTCCGCGATATCCAGCGCGTATTCCAGCTGACCTACGCCTTGCGGAAATTCCGTGCCGCGCTCGCCTACGAGCATTCCAACAAGGCGTTGGCCGACGACAACCCGGATAATTTCGAGGCGATCACGACGCCGCGGGCGATCCGCGACACGCTCTATCACACCTATGCCAGCATGTCCGGCGTGCTTGAAAATGCCGAAACGGCGCTGGCCGGCATGAGCGTGGTGCGCGATGCCGACAACAAGAACCGGGTGAACGTCGTAGTGCCGATGGACTTCGTCAATGCCCTCGACATCTTCGCCGGCCTCGCCAAGGTCTATAGCCAGTTCCGCTAAGCGGAGCGCTTGAAAGGAAAATCCGATGAGCAATAAAGATTTTGGCGGCAAGATAACGTTCAAGTTGTCGACTGGCGAGACGCTTTCGACCCGCGGCACCTTCAACATCAATCCGTCGCGCTATTCGATCGACCAGATCACCAACCAGGACATGAGCGTCGACCGCACGGCAACGCCGATGCCGGTGCGTTTCGAGATCAACTTCGCCGATCGCGGTATCGACCTCGATGCGCTGATGAAATCTGGCCGCTTTAATGTGACCGCCGACGAGGATTTCACCGGCGTTACCCACTATTTCACGAGCGCCTTTATGGTCGGTGATCCGCAGACCAACCGCATTACCGGTGAAATTAACGGCATGTCCGGCGCAGCCGAGAAATACACCAGAAGGAACGGCTCGTGAGCGTCACCGTCAAGCTCGGTCGCCGCTACACGGCGCATGACCAGTCCTTCGACAGCGTCACGCTACGGGAGCCGACGTTCAGCGATATCTATGTCGACGGGCTGGGCGAGCCCGAAGAGGCGCAGCCCCTGCCTGGCGGCGGCTATATGGTGGTGACTAACTATCCGGTCATCGCCCAATATGTCGAGCGGCTGGCGATCGCGCCGACATTCGAATGCCTGACGCAGCTTTCGCCGACCGACAGCCGGCGGGTGAAGAAGGCCATTACCGGTTTTTTTCGGGAGGAAGCCGAGAAGGAAACGCCCGATGGCTCGTCTTCCGATACGGCTTCGACCCAGACCGCATCGAAGGAATGACGCTGTCGCGGATCGATTACTGGTCGCGGCAGGCGGTCGAGTTTAGCAGGGAGGCCAAGGGATGAGCAATCGCGAGATCGAGGCCCGGCTGAAAATCTCGGCGATCGACCGCACCGGCAAGGTGCTGGCTAATGTCGGCAACAAGCTCGAAAATCTCAACATGCGCGCCACCGCTTTCAACCGGGTCAATTCGGCGATCGGTGCGCAATTGCTGATGATGGGGCGCTATGTCGGGCCTGCGGCGCTTGGGCTTGAGCTTTACCGGGCGACCGGCAAGGCAGCCGATTTCGAAACGTCGCTGTTCAATATCCAGAAAAAGAGCAATGCGACCACCGAGCAGATGAAAATGCTTGGCGACCAGCTGCGGCAGATGAGCCACGAAATGCCGCTTTCGCTGACGGACCTGGCAGCCGGCATGGAGCGTGGTGCAGCGGCAGGCCTGCCAATTGATGAACTTGAGAAGTTTGCCAAGCTGACGGCGATGGTCGCCGACGGATGGGAAGTATCCTCCGAGGAGGCGGGCAATTTCATCGCCGGTTTCAACAAGGGCATGCATGTGCCGATGGAACAGATGCAGGCCTATGCCAGCCTAATCAATGACCTGGCCGACAGCGGCATTGCCGACGAAAAGGATATCGCCGACTTTGTCGACCGCGTCGGCGCCAGCCTGCAGAATTTTGGCATGACGCCGAATGAAGTCGCTGCCTACGGCGCAAGTTTTCTCAACCTGAAAATGCCAGCCGAAGTCGGCGCGCGCGCCATGGATACGCTGACCGGCAAACTGATGGCGCCGGAAAACCTCGGCAAGAAAAGTCGTAATGCACTAGCCGACATCGTTGGCGACCTTGGCAAATTCGCCAAGCTGAGCGGCAATGAGAAGATGAACAGGTTCATGTCAAGCCTGCAGAAGATGACCAATCAGCGCCGCGCGTCTCTGCTTGGCGCCTTGATGGGCGAAGGTTTCGACGACGAAATCATGCGTCTTGTCAGCGGCATTGATGAGGTGAAGCGCAATCTCGACATGGCGCACCGGCAGGCTGAGAAGCCGTCGTCGTCAATCACGACCATGTATGAAAAGCAGCTTCAGACCTTCAACAAGCAGGTTGAACTGCTGAAAAACAATTTCGGCGATATCGAGCTTCGTCTCGGCAACAGGCTCCTGCCTCTCGCCAATGCCTTTGTTTCCACCATCAACAAGGGCCTCGAAGAGCACGACAAATTCGTCGCCGGCCAGGACAAGATCAGCCAGGGCGATCCCGGCCTCTACAAGCTGGACAAGAAAGAGTTCATGGCCGCCTACGAGCGCTATGGCTTCGTCAAGAAAAAGAACTACCACGACGGCCTGCCGATGATGGCGTGGCGCAAGGCCGTCATGGGCGTCGAGTCCGGACAGTACAAGACGACGCAGGATTACATTCAGGAACTGATCAACCGGTACGATCCGGAAGGCAAAATTGCGGCGCAATACAAGGCGGCGAAGTACCAACATGCTGAAGGCCCTGGCATCGGGGCTTATCCAAGCCAGTATTCGATAGACAAGCCGCCGACGCCGGAATTTCTCAAGGACGTGCGCGAGAAAGAGCGCAAGGACAGGGCGGCGGCCAACTACGCGGAAGTGCGTCGCAATGCGAACGACAGCCCGATCGTGGACATGCCGCGGCTGATCGAGGAAGCCAAGACGCGAGAGCGGCATCGGAAAGAAGACGCGCAGCGAGAGGCTGCCATGAATTTTACCCTTGATGTTCCTTTGCGGCCTGGCGAGGCGGCGCATTTTAGCGACCAGACGGTCCGAGACGTGCAGGCTCATTCGCCGAAGACTTCGGACACGGTCATACAGGCTGCGATTGCGCGGCTGAAAGCGGAGCGGGCGGCGCGTGAAGGCACGGTGTCGCTTGCTGCGCAGGACAATGCGCCGCGCGTCGATCCCAACAATCTGCTGGGCGCGCTGTTTTCGTCCAATGCCGAGGCGGCCGGCCAGAAGATGGCCAGCGGCGGCGATGAGGCCGGCAAGGCGATATCGGCGGCGGCGGTGGAATTCCAGCGGATCATCTCCGCTGCGGCTTCGGCGCTTGCTGCTCAGCTTGCCAATCTGAAGGTCAACGTCAACGCCCAAGGCATCACGCCCGGCAAGGTCAATGCAAATACCGGCCAGACCAACACATTTGCAAAGTCGCCGGCGTCGCTCGGTCACCAGTGAGGGACACGCATGCGCGACTGGGCTAAAACGCTGCTGCCGGGCTCGTATAACGGCGTCGGCTTTCATGTCGACAGCGAGGAGTTTTCCGGCGGCCGGCGGCTGGCGATCCACCAGACGGCGGGCGGCGAAGTGCCTGTGATCGAGGATATGGGCCGCGCCGTGCCCCGCTTTTCGGTCACCGCTTATCTGGCCGGCGACGATGCCGACCGGCGCGCCAATGCGCTGGTGGCGGCTGCCGGATTGCCGGGGCCGGGCCTGCTGATGCTGCCGATCGACGGCGCGCAGCTGGTGCATGTGCCGGAAGATGGCTTTCGCCGGTCGCGGTCGAAGGATCGCAACGGTTATGTTGCTGTCGACCTGTCGTTTGTCGTGGCGGGTGTCGGCGCCGGGCTGTCGCTTGGGCTTGGCGATGTGTCGCTGGCCTTTTCCGCCGGGCTTGCCGGTGCTGTCGCGCAATTGGCGGGGTTGTTCTGATGCTGGCTTTGTTGTCCTGGTTGGCGGATCTCGCGGCTGCGATCGTCACCGATGCCGAAGATGCCGCCATGCTGGCCGACAGGCTGGATGCGGCGCGCGCTCTGGCCGGCGCGGCGCTGGCGGCCGAGGTGATTGATATCGCCCGGATCATCGGCGAAAGCGTCGCCAGCGAGGCGGCGTTTAAGCGGCTGGCCGTGCTGCCAGATTTTGATGAGGACGCGGCGGCGCGGGCTGCCATCCTTATGGTCGCCATTGCGCAGGCCGTTGCCATTGGCCGGGTCGACTGGACATCGCGGCCGGCGGCACGGGCGGCACGGGCGGCCTTTGTCGATCTGGCCCATCGCGCCTATGCGATTGCCGCGACCCTGGGTCCGGATCTCTATGCCTGGCTTGCCGGGCTGGTGTCGGTGGCGGTGCGGCTGGTGTCGGATCGCGCGGCCAATGCCACGCCGGTGGTGCTGGTCGATAGCGGCCTGTCGCTGCCGTCGACGGTGCTGGCCTATCAGCTTTATGGCGATGCCAAGCGGGCCGCCGGCCTGGTGGATATTGCCCGGTCGGCTACGCCAATGATCATGCCGGGGCGGTTTGAGGCTCTAGCATCCTGATGCTTGAAATCGTCACCATCGCCGGCGTCAACGCGCCGATGAAATCGATTTCGATCACGCGTTCGGCCGAGCAGGCGGTGAGCACGGCGAGCGGCGAATTTGTGATCAAAGGGCCGGGCCTGCCCAATCGGCCGGATGACGAGGTGACGATCACCGCCAATGGCACGCTGCTGCTGACCGGCTATGTCAGGGATGTCAATCCGTCCTATGACGCGGGTAGCGGGTCGCGGTCGCTGAGCATGAGCTTTGTGTCGAAAACCGTGGACGCGACCGAAACATCGGTCGACCACCCGACAGGCGAGGTGTTGAACAAGAACCTGGCCGATATCGGCCGCGAATTCGACAATCTCGGCATCGGTATCGAGGACGATGGCGGCCTGCCGGTGGAGCCGCGCCACAAGCTGGATCCCGGCGAGAGCCTGTTTTCCACCGTGGAACGCCGGGCGCGCGGCCGGGGCATCCTGATCCACGACACGCCCGAGGGCAAGATGAAGCTGGCCACCAAGCCAGCCGGCCAGCACGCCGGGGCCTTGCGGCGCGGCGTCAACATCGAACAGGCCAGCGCGACGCTGACCGGCAAGGATCGGCACAGCGAGATTTCGGTGCGAGGCCAGTCGACCACTGGCAGCAGCGCGGCGCAACTGCGCGGCCAGGCTAAGGCCAAGGATGCTGGCGTGCGCCGCAGCCGGCCGCTGATCATCCGCCATGAGGGCGAGCAGACGACTGACCGGGCCAAGACCCGCGCCGAATGGCACGCCAAGCGCGGCGCCGGCAATGCAGTGACCGCTTCGATCACCACGATCGGCTGGCGTGACGAGGGCGGCACGATCTGGACGCCGAACTTTCTGATCGAGGTCGATGACGATTTCATCGGCATCAACGGCTTGATGATCATCAAGTCCGTGACGCTCAACCAGGATGCGGAAGGCGCCGGCACGACGGCGACACTGTCGCTGGCCGATCCGCGCGCGCTGGGCGGCGAAAACCCGCGAGGGAGCACCGATGCCGGCTTTACCGCGCCATCGCCGACGGCGAGTTTCGAGGACCAGGGATGAGATCGGCGCTGTTCGAATTCGACGGCCGGATGAAGGAAGACGGCGGCCAGCAGTTCCTGAGCGGCCGCGGCGTCTATAATGACGGCTATACCAATGTCCGGCGGCTTGAAAGCCACGGCTTCTATTCCTCGCCGCCGCCGAAATCGCAGGGCCTGCTGATCTATCCGAATGGCCACCCCGACGAGGCCTATCTCCTAGGCGTCGACCACAGGGATCACCGTCCGTCCGGTCTCGGCCTGGGAGCGACGGCGATCTACGACGCCAATGGCCAGATCATCAAAATGGTGTCGTCCGGTCTGGTCGTCGACACGGCATCGAAGACGGTGACGATCACCTCGGGCGCCTGGACGGTGACGGCGCCGATGATCACATTCAACGGCAATTTTCAAGTCAACGGCAATGTGACGGTCAGCGGCACGGTGGTCGACGGCGATGGGAATAACGGGGCCTGACCATGCTGCGCATCACGCCGGTTGACGATGTCGCCGATCCCTATCGCATTCCCGATCTTCTGCTTGACGCCCACGGCTATGGCGACCTGGCAATCACCGGCGCCGACGATCCCACAAACCCCGGCGATTTCGTCTGCGGCAATGGGCTGAAAACACAGGTGGCGATCTGCCTGTTGACGGATGCCCGCGTGCTGCCGTCCGAACTGCGCAGCGGCGACGAGAATCGGGGCTGGGTCGGCGACAGTTTTGACCTTATGGGCGCGGAAAGGCCGATTGGATCGAAGCTGTGGCTGCTGCGGCGGTCCGCACTTTACGACGGCATCGAACGCTATGCCGAGCTTTATGCGCGCCAGGCGCTGCAAACGCTGATCGACCAGGGCGCCTGCGTCCGCGTCGATGTCAGCGTCACGATCGACCGGACGCGCAATGCGCTGGCGATCGACGTCGCCCTTTATGGCCGCACCGATGCGGCCATCTACCAGGACAAATTCGAATTGCTGTGGAGGCAGGTGGATGCCATGGATCGCCCGGTCGCTTGATGAGATTTCCGGTCGGGTCCGGGGCGCCTTTCGCGAATGGCTGCCCGGCACCGATACCGGCCTTGCCAACAATTTCGTCACCATTGCCGGCAAGGTCATCGCCGCACTCGGTTTTGAGTACGAATTGCGCCAGCAGATCCTGGCGCGGCAATTGTTCATCTCGACCGCCACCGGCGCGTGGCTCGAACAGCATTGCGCTGACATCGGCATTTACCGCAAGCCGGCGGCCGCCGCCTCCGGCGTCATCACTGGCAGCGGTGCGGCAGCCACGACTTATGCGGCCGGCATCCGCTTTTCGGCCGGCGGCGCGCTCTATCGCTCGACAGCGCCTGCAACATCGGATGGCGCCGGCGCGCTGGCTATCCGCGTCGTGGGCGAGGGCAAGGGCGCATCGACCAATCGCGACAGCGGCTCGACCCTGTCGCTTGCCGACCCCATTCTCTGGCCGGGCCTTGGCACCGCCTGGACGGTGGATGCGGACGGCCTGGGCGGCGGTGCCGACAAGGAAGGCGACGACAGCCTGCGGGCGCGGGGCATGCAACGCAAGCAAAACCCGCCGAAGGGCGGCGCGCTCAGCGACTATGAGCGCATTGCTCGCGCCGTGCCCGGCGTCGTCAAGGCATGGGCCTTTCGCCGGCCGGATGCGCCCGGCTTTGTTGCCGTGCTGTTCCTGTTCGAGGGCAGGGCGGACCTGATACCGATCACTGCCGATGTCGAGGCCGTGCAGGCGGCCATCGACGCAGAGCGGCTGATCCGCGTCGACGACAGCGTTGCGGCGGCCCCGGCGGCAAGGCCGGTCGATATCACCATCGCCGGCCTTGCCACCGACACGCCGACCGTGCGCGCCGCGATCGAGGCGGGCATTCGGGCCATGTTCATTGCCCGCTGCCGGCCCGGCGTTACCGGCGATACGTTCACGGTGTCGCTCAGCTGGATCGACGAGGCAATCTCGGCAGCCACGGGCGAGGACCGGCATGTGCTGGTATCCCCGACCGGTGACATCGTGCTCGACAATGGCGAGTTTCCGGTGCTGGGAGTGGTGACCTATGCGTGACCCCGCCCGGCATACGGTGACGTTTGCGCCGGCCGGACTGGCGTTGCGCGAACAGGTGCCGGCGCCCTATGACCATCTTGCCGATCCCGACAGCGACCGGCTGATCGGTGCGGCGCTGACCGAATGGCCGACGGGTTCGATCTGGGGCACGCCGGATGGCGAGGCCATGGCGATGGGCTCATGGTTGGCGCGCTTTACCCGCGTGCTGATCGCGCCGTTTCTTGATCTCTATCGGCGCGCCTTTTTGTTCGCGCGCGAGGCGACAGTGTCCGGCGTCGACCAGTTGTTGCCGGAATGGGAAACGGATTACGGCCTGCCGGATCTTTGCGACGGCGACGTCCAATCCACGGGCGAGCGGATCAGCCGGCTAGCGGCCAAGGTGATGTCGGAACGGCTGGTGACGCCGGCGGAATTCATCCGCATGGCGCGGAGCTATGGGTTCGAGATCGCCATCGAGGAGCCGGCTATTTTCACTTGCGGCTTTTCCGAATGCGGCGGCGAGCACGAATGCGGCGGCTTTACAGAAGAGGTCTACATCATCCTGCGCGTCCGCGACCTGCAGGTGAATTATTTCCGCGTCGGCGAAAGCGAATGCGGGTTCGATCCGCTGTTCGACATCGGCGAGGCCGAAAAGCTGCTCTGCCTGTTTCGCCAGGCGGCGCCCGCCTGGACGATCCCTGTTCTCGGGCCGTGGCGCTATTTCGGCGAAATCGACGAACTCCCGGGACCGATGATTTTCGGGGGCACCGGCAACCAGATATCCTGAGAGGCAATCCGATGAAGTATAACGCACCGTTCGGGTCCGTCGATCCGAACGCGCCTTTCGCCGACCGCAGCACGCCGAATACCGTGCAGGGGTCTAAGGTGCCGGCGCAGGCGATCGAACATCCGCAGCGCGAAATCGTCGCGGTGATCGCCTCGGCTGGGATTGTCCCGAGCGCCGGCGACACGACGCAGCTGTTGCAGGCGCTGCAATATTATTTCGCCCAATTGCCAATCTATCCGGAAATACTGACCAGCAATGGCCGGATCGGTGCATTTTCTCCGGCGACGGGCGTCGTTCGCGTGCCTGCCGGCATCGCATGGGTCATGCGTGGCGCAACGCGTTACACAAGCGTACTGACCGATCTCGCCACGCTGCCGAGCAAGACCTACCATCTGAGATGGGACAAGGCCAACGGCTTCCGGCTGCGCAGCATGGCCGATGGCAGCTACAATCCCGGCGGCCTCAACAGTGAGGACGACCCGGCCTATGACAGCACCTATGACGACATGCTGCTGGCCAAGGTGACCACCACCAGCGGCAATGTGGTGACGGTGACCAACCTGACGAACAGGGCCTCCCTTGCCGATGCCGCGATCGTCAGCGGCGCCGACGTCCATTCGGCTGGCGCCAACACCGCCAATTTCGTCGTGACGCGGACACTCAACTGGGCGCGCAAGCCGGCCAGTTATTCGCTCGGTTTTGCCAAGGTGAACTACGCCAACACGGCCGGCGATTTCGACATCAACATCACTGACACCGGCCAGGACCGCAGCGACCTGACGGCCGCGCCGACTTCCATTCCGGTCACGCGTTACGGGCTGAATTGCTACGTTATGTGGGACAACGCCAATTCCATCAAACTGCAATTCTCGGCGGGGGCTTGAGCCATGGCAGAGAGCACACCCGCCGTCATTTGCCCGGCTGGCGAATGGACGCTGATCAGCGATGGCAATGCCTCGATTAGCTTTCAGTGGCGCGATGACGACGCCATTGGCCGCTGGACATTTTCCGACACGACGCCGGCGATCGGCACGGCCGACTTTGTGACGCTGCGGCCGAAGCAGCCGGCAAACATCAACCAATTGTCGTCCGGCGCCCGCATCTGGGTGCTTCCGGAGGGCACATCCGACCGCGTGGTCGAGACGATCATTCCGTGAGGCGACGATGAGATTTGGAATTTCGGGCATCCGGTTCCTGGTGTCCAACGCCGGCGGCATCGCCCTGACGATCCAGTCCTTCGACACGACGGGCTTTTTCATCCTCGCCTACCACGATTATGCGCTGACCTATTCCGGCCGCGCGCTTGCTGTGAGATCCTGATATGTCCGATACGCCGATCCTCGATATCGACAACGTGCCGGCGCCGCAGCAGGCCGGCCTGGCCGCGTCGCTCAGGGCGCTGCTGCGGCTGGACGAGCTCGACGCGATTGACGATGCCGGCACGTTGCTGGCGCTGGGGGCAGGGGGCGAACTGTCGCTGATCGACGCGAGCGATATCCGCGTGGCAAAGTTCGCGTCGGGCATCGCACCGGTCGAGATCGTTTCGGCTCTGCCTTCCACCGGAAATTTCGCCGGCAGGATTGTGTTTCTGACGTCCGACACCAAGCTCTACCGCTATGATGGCGCGGCCTGGACGGCCACGGTGCAGGCGGCCGACGTCGTGGGCCAGATCGTTGCCGGCCAGATTGCCAATGCGGCCATCACGATCGCAAAGTTTGCCGCGGGCATTGCCCCGGTCGAGATCGTCACCGCGCTGCCGGGCACGGGCAATTTTGCCGGACGCCAGGCCTTCCTGACGACCGATGGCAAGACCTATCGCTATGATGGTGCGGCATGGACTGCAGCCGTTGCGGCGGCCGACGTCTCGGGGCAGTTGAGCAATTCCCAGATCGCCGCCATCGCGGCCGCCAAGCTGACCGGCCAGATCGTCGCCACGCAGATCACCGATGGCGCCATCACGACGCCGAAGCTCGCGGCCGGATCGGTCGACGCCGGCGCGCTGGCGGCCAACTCGGTCATTGCCGGCAAGATCGCGGCAGGCATCATCACCGCGACCGAGATCGCCGCAGCCACCATCACCGGCAGCAAGATCGCCGCTGGCGCCATCACGGCCGCCAATATCGCGGCCGATACGATCACGGCCGGCCAAATCGCCGTCGGCGCGATTGGCGCCAGCGAACTGGCGGCGGGATCCGTCATCGCCGGCAAGATCGCCGCAGGCAGCGTCACCGCGACCGAGATCGCCGCAGCCACCATCACCGGCGCCAAGATCGCCGCCGGCGCCATCACGGCCGCCAATATCGCGGCCGATACGATCACCGCCGGCCAGATCGCCGCCGGCGCGATTGGCGCCAGCGAGATTGCCGCAGACGCCATCAGTGCCGACAAGCTGTCGGTCGGGCTGCGCAGCATCGACGTATCCGGCATCGAGTTTTCGACCGCCGGCAATGTCCTGTCCTGGACGGCTGGCACGATCGAATATGTCAACGACGCCGGCGCCTTGACCTCGGCCGCCATCAGTTCCGGCAATGTGACTTGGACGACGGGCAAGGTCTACGTCTATTGGGCCAAGGCAGCAACTTCGATTGCCACAGCGACAAGCTACGCGTCCGCCAGGACAGCCGGCAACGTGGTCTTGGCGATTTACGAGGGCGGCGCCAACCTCAACCTGAAGGTCGGCCGGACGATTATCGACGGCGGCAAGATCAAGACCGGGTCGATTGTGGCCGACCGGCTCAACATAACCAACCTGTCGGCGATCAGCGCATCGCTTGGCGCCGTCGATATTTCCAGCGCCATCATCGGCAGTCTTACGGTTGGTTCGTTCAACATCGCCGCTGGCGCGGTGACCGACGCCAAGACCGACCAAACCGCACCGGGTGCGCCCGGCACGCCGACACTGACGCCGCTCGTCGCGGATTTTGACCTTGATGGCAAGATTGATGCGGGTTTCCTGGCAGCATGGGCTGCGCCATCATCGGGCCGCGCGGCGCCGAAATATCTGATCGAGGTTTTTCGCCGACTGGGCGACAAGGGAACAGATGGCAATAACATCTCCGGATACACATTCTGGACAGAGTATACCACGCCAAACCTCAACAAGCAGTTTGAGGCTAATGCGCGGTATTTTCACAAGATCCGCATTACTCCGCTCAGCGCCAACGAAGTGAAGGGAACGCCTAGTGCTTACTCCACCGTTGGAGTGCAGCCGGGAGCGAGAGGCGTCCCTACGGCACCAGAGCATGTCGTCGTTAATCGGATTCAACTGGGATTTGGGGTTAGCTGGAACGATCCCGTCGACAGGGATTACTTTTCCAGCGAAGTTGTGGTGAGTAGCAGTCCGACCTTCGACGCTTTCTTCGTCATTCACTCTACTCAATCAACAGATAACACGATATTTTCACCGGATTTAGGTGAATATTATATAGGCGTGAGGCACATCAATACATCGAAGCTTGCGAGCGGGATAACTCCAGCTATATCCAATATCCTGTATACAGCTTCGCCGTTGAGTGGGCTGTTTATCGGCAATGCTGCAATTGCCACTCGGCATATTGCAAATAATGCGATTACAGCGATTGCGCAGACCGACAATGAGGCGTCGACGTCACTGTCGGCGGGTACGATCAAGAACGTGGCGCAAGTCAGCGGTGTAGATTTAACTTCCGTTCGCCAGGTGAAGTTTGACGTAAGCTTCATGAATGACGATCCGTCTGCAGACCGGAGGTTTACGGCGCGTATTTACCGCACAGACATGACAGGGACGGCTTTGAAATCATGGGTTGGAATTCCCTTGGCGGCGAATGGCGGTCACTTCCATGACACATTTGTTTATACTCCATCTTCGCCTGGGACATCGGAGGTGTTTATTCTTGCGGTGGTTTGCAGCATCGCAACCTCGGTTTCCTACCGAAAATTGTCTGTATCGCTGTTTTACAAGTGAGGCGTAGCATCTAGCTCTTGAGAAAGAGCTAAGTTAGAATGTATGCTATGACAGCCATTTGGCTCCGCAGCTTTGATGGGAGGTCACAGCCGTGAAAAATATCTATGGCACGTCGAAGGGCGACACGCTCAACGGATCGGCCGCCGACAATATGTTCTGGACCTACTCTGGCAACGACGTTGCCTACGGCAAGGGCGGCGACGACACATTTAGCGATTTCGCTGGTGGGCCGAACGCGTTTACTGGAAGCGACAAGTATTTTGGTGGGTCGGGAGACGACTTTTTCCTGACGATGAATGGGAAAGACACGATGTCCGGAGGCGGGGGAGATGACGATTTCATTTCCTACAATCGCGAGGATATCGTCGTCCGCGGCGGAGCAGGTAAAGATCAATTGACGTTGGCAGTAGGCCGAGAAGCCGATTTCGACGTAGTTTATCACCATGGCTCACATATCATTTATGAGCACGACGGCCAGACCATAGATGTGCGAGGCGTCGAGAAGATCGATTGGTCAAACTGATCGCATCTAAGTTTTAGTCCAAACACAAGGCTCGCTTCTGCGGGCCTTTTTCTTTTCAAAAGGATCCTCCCCATGCTCGTCACCAACTGGCGGCGCGTGCTGGTGCATGCGTGGTCGGTGCGCCTCAACGTGGCCACCGCGATCGTCGGCTATGCCGCGTCGATGCTGCCCTATCTGCAGACCTATGTTTCACCGCCCGCCTTTCTCGCCATCACCGCGACGCTGGCGGTTGCCTCGGCAATCGTCCGCATCATCCCGCAAAGGAAAGTCTCCCATGGCCGTCGCCACTAAGACCGGCATTGCCGGAAGCACAGCCGCCGCAATTGCGCTCGCTGTCAGCCTCGCCGCGCCCTCCGAGGGCTATGTCGCCTATGTCTATCGCGATCCCGTGGGCATCCTGACCTATTGCTATGGCGAGACGCAGAACGCCAAGGACATGCAGGGCCGGCGGTTTTCCGAGGCCGAATGCCGGGCGCTGCTGGTGCGCCGCATGGCGCATTACGACCAGGGCAATGCCGCCTGCACGGCCAATTGGCAAACCCTGCCGGTGGAGGTGCGCGGCGCCTTCAACAGCTTCTCGTACAATCTCGGCAATGCCGCCTACTGCAAATCGACGGCGGCCAAATACCTGCGGCTCGGCCAGGTCAAGCAGGCCTGTTTCGAGATGGGTAAGTTCGTCCGCGCCGGCGGCAAGGTCTTGAAGGGCCTGGTGGTGCGCCGCGCCAAGGAACAGGCGATGTGCCTCAGGGGGACGAAATGACCCGGGTCGTGATCGCCGCCGTGGTCGCATTGGCGGCGCTCGCCATCATCGCCGCCGGCATCACCTGGGTCTATCGCGCCGGCCAGGCGGCGATCAAGGCCGAGACGCTGGGCAAGGCCGTGGTGCTGGTGCAGCAGCGCGACAAGCTCAACACAAACGTCCGCAACGCAACAGCCGAGGATATCTGCGCCCGGCTTGGAGGCAAGACCGTCAATGGCGAATGCATCTAGACTGATCATCATGGCCGCCTGCGTCGCGCTCGCCGGCTGCCATGCCACATCCAGCGTCGTCGACGGCTCGGGCTTCGAAATGCTGCGCCCGGCGCCGCAGACGCGCACCTTCATCGTCGCGAACGATCTCGACTTTGCCCGCCAGGTCGTGGCGCACAACGAAACCTGCGCCAAACAGCCCGGCTGCCGGAAGTAAATCTCAACAGGAGAACGAAAATGACAACCGCAGTCGTACAACTGGCCGAGAATGCCTGGACGCTGGTCGCCGCAGGTCCGGGCACCTATGAAATCGCCTTGCGCGAAACCGGCAAGATCAAGCTTCGCGAGGCAGCGAGCCTGCCGAGCGGCGAGCCGGCCAAGTATGATGATTATTGGCCGCTGGTCCATGATATCGTGAAAACGACGTCGCTTGCGGCGGGCGAAAACCTCTATGCCTGGCCCTCGTCGAATGCCCAGTATGTCTCGGTTGATGCGATCGCCAGCGAGAACCACATTGGCCAGGTCGGCGGGCATGTTGCCCGATCCTCTGCGTCCTTCACGCGCCCGGCCGACACTTTGGTCTACGCCTCCGGTGATCTGGTCGCCAATTCCATCACGGCAGGATCGGCGGTTCCGCTGACATTCTCGCTGGCGCGTGCCGCCGGCAAGGGCGGGATGATCCGCAGGGCCAGACTCCGGAAAACCGGCGCAAGCATCGCCAATGCGGCTTTCCGGCTGCACCTCTATTCGGCCCTCCCTGTGGTAGCCAACGGCGACAATGGAGCCTGGCTATCGGACAAGGCCGCCAACTATGTCGGCCATCTTGATTTCGTCCTCGACAAGGCTTTCAGCGATGGCGCAGCCGGCAACGCGGTCCCTGCGGTCGGCAGCGAGATCATCTTCACGGCCGATACCTATTACGGCCTGCTTGAGGCCCGCGGCGGCTACACGCCGGCCAGCGCTGAGGTGTTCAACCTCGACCTTGAGACCATCCAGAACTGAGGTGCGTCCATGCTTTCTGTTCCGATCTCGCGAGTTGCCGTTTTGAGTGGCGGCAATCACGCGGACGCTGGCTATGCCCTGCTTTTGGGTAAGCAGCCAGACGGCGCCTATGTCATCCTTTCCGGGTTTTTGCCCGGTGGGTCGCGCTCAAATCTCCAGGGAAAGACCTAAATGACCACCATGTCCGGAAAGATTGAACAGGCCGATCCGCTTTCGCTGACCCATGTGCTTGGACACAATGCGAGCGGGGTATGGGGGCGACAGGCTGTAAAGCGCCGGCCAACAGGACGTCTCGCGATCATAGGAGATAGTCGCGGGCAAAACCATATCGGCGCCAGTGCCGCCGAAAGCGCTCGTGGCCCGTATGTCTTGGCCAAGTGGATGTTAAGCGGCAGGCTGAGCTTCAACGTTGGCACCGATTGCGTCGCGATCGGCGGGACACAATTGGTCGATAACAACGGGCAGGGCATGTCAGCTCTGAACCAGTATTTGACCTACATCCGTCCCCGCAAAGACGAATTTGACTTTGTCGCCGTATTTGCCCACGGCAACGACATCACGGCTGGCGGCAAGACAGCAGCGCAGATCAAGGCCGATTATTTGACGGTAATCGCGGCCATCGAGGAAGACGGCCTTCGGCTTAACCTGAACACAGATGTACCTCTGACATCATCTCTGGGTTACTACACAGCGGTCCAGCACCAGATCAACTTGGAGGTCAACGCTTGGCTCCGCGAAACAGCTAGCAGGGACGGCGATCTGATCCTGATCGACGCCTACTTGGCATTTGTGGACTGGACAGGCACCAACGCGATGCTGGGTGGCGTCGGTGCGTCGCCGTGGCCCTACACCATGGATGGCGTTCACTATTCGCCTCTCGGGGCTCTGATCTATGCACGCTTGATCGTAAAGGCGCTCGACCCGCTGCTGCCGCGCGAAAAGCTCATTTGTATGATGTCGCCCGTCGATGCTTACGACAACATACTTGCCCCTCGCGGGTCCCTGCTTGGCACGATCGGGAAAATGTCCGGAACAGGCAGGGCGCTGAAGGACCCGGCTAACACTGCTGGCAGTGCTGCTACAGGCACTGTCGCGACAGGGTGGCGACTTTTTAAGGGCGCTACGGACGCCATCACCGTTGTGGGCGATAGCAGCGCTACGCGCACTATCTACATCGACGGGGAGCCCATCGTCGTGCCCTGTCAAAAAGTGACGGTAACGGCGGGCGGTAGCGGCCAGCAGGGTGCGACGCTGTTGACGACTACGGAGCTTTCCGCCGGTTTCGTCGCCGGAGACAAAATCCAGATCGCAGCCTACATCGACGTGGTTAAGCTTGGGGGCGTGATCAACTTTGGGCCGATCATTCAGCCCAGAACAGGCGGCGGACTTCAGGGTGTTATCCAAGCCATCGGTGGATATCAGTCCTATCCGTTACCGTCCGGCCCGATCGCGCGTCAAGTGATCAGCCCTATTCTGGTCATTCCGGCGGGTACGACGTCGATCAAGACCTACTTCAGCTGTGGGGTCGATGGCGCAACGGCCGACGTCGAATTCTACGTTTCGTTGGTGGCCGTTCGTAGAGTTTACTGACGCCAAACTGTTGGATGATGAGGAAATAGACCAATGGCACCCACGACCGACGCCGCCATTCACCAGACGCTCGGCGCACTGGTCGAGGCGGTGAAAAACATCGGCGCCGAACTGCACGCGATCAAGGCCGAAATGCAGCGATCGGAGGACAAGTCCGACGCCAGCCGGGCAGCGGTGCATCGGCGCATGGATGAGCTGGTGACACGCGTCTCTTCGCTGGAGGCGTCAACGGCCGACGCGGTCGATGACATTAAGACCATGAAACCGACGATCGACGATGTCAAGCGGTGGAAGCTGATGGGCATCGGGGCGCTTGGCGTCGTCGGCCTCGGCGGCGCGGCGGTGGGGGTCACGCTCGCGGGTGCAGTGCAGAAGATCGCACATTTTATCGCCGGGCAATGA